ATAACTTTTATATATTGGCGAATTAAATGGATATAATTTATTTCTATATTGTTCGGCTTTATAATTTTTTAAAAAGTTATTTACTTTTGTATAATCGCCATTACTACTTTTTGTATTTAAATCAGTCCTAAAAGATTCCATACTAAAATCATTTGTAAGACCATTTTGTATGTAGCCTGTTGACGGTAATTGATCTAAATAATATTGATATTTATTTGTTATAGTAGACATTTGTTTAATCAAATCATCATAATTAGAAACTTGTTTTTTTAATGTATTAATAACATCAACATCCCACATAATTTGATTTTCTAAATTAGAATATTCAACATCGGCTAATTCATGTATTGCATCTGTACTAAATGGGCTTAACATTGTCGTTACCTTTGCCCTCTCATACATTTCATATAATATATTACTAATTGACTTATCAGTATATGGTATTGTATTTAAAACATTACTAAATACACTTGTATCTTTAACAATTATATCAATATCTTCTGAACCATAAACAAAATGAACATTATCTGGAGTACCTTCTTTACCCGCAAGATTGTCTTTTATTTTTGTTGATACCATATAAAAATTTTCAACAAATTCTACTTCTGGCCATAAATTACTATCCCATGATTTTAATTTCATTTCCATTTGTTTACTTCCCGGATAAATGACAACATTTTCTCTGTCGCCATGTGTTCCTAACTTTATTTCAGGCCATGGATAAATGGTATCACCACCATCAGTTATAATTGATTGTTCATCCAATATCTTTTTTCTTTGTCTTGCATTTTCAAATGCTCTTTCATGAACATCTTTCATTAATCTAATATATGTTTCAGCATTTGCAAGAACAATTGCAATAACGTTTCTAATTGTTGGTTTAAATCCAAGTCCTGTGTCCTTAGATCCTTTAATAATTTCATTCATCAATGTTTCAATATCAGTTTCTAATTTGTTTCTTTGTTCAATGAAATTTACCAACATTTTATTTATTTCATCTATTATAAAGTGTGTATTAACACCTATTTTCCCATCTTGTTCTATATAAAAATCTTTTACATTTTTTACACTTGCACAAGATATTGTTTGAGTTTTATATTTTTTATTTTCTTTATTATTAGACGAGGCATCAATACCAAATGCAAAATTATTTTCTAACCTTTTTGTATATTCCTTCAAAATTTTCCCAAGAGAATCTAATTGATCTTTTTGATTCGATGAACTTGCCAAGAAATATTTCCATCGTATTAATTCTTCTTCATTTAAAATAGGATCTAATCTCGTTGCGGGAATCACATTCATAAAAGACGTTTGTGATAAATTACTAATATCCCATGCATTAATTTTCTTTATAAATTCTATAATATCATTTTCATATTCTTTTACTGCCGCTAATGTTCTATAATCAACAAATTCGTCAAATAACTTTTTTTCCATTATCTTATTAAGTCGTCCAGCCAAAACAATAATTTCTCTAAGTGTTTTTATTGGAAAATCTTTTGGTAGATAACCTTTACTAATATATTCTTGATATACCGATTTTAATACTCGATATCCTTTTGTTGTTCTTTTTATTTCTTTCTCATATAATCCAGTAAGTTCATTATATTTTATATCTTCACTTGTTTCAGAAAAATAAAAATAAGGGGCATTTAATATTGTTTGTAATCCAATATCTGCTAAATATGCATATGTAGATCCCACAAAATTACAATCAATTTCAAAATTACCATTTATAGAATCATACCTAGAATTAAATTTAATCAAATGTAATCTATATTTAATTGCTTTACCATAATATCCTTTTACTGTTAAATAAAATATTGGCCAAGGTATATGAAAAAATGCGGCATATGGAGAATCTTGTGGTGTTTCAAATAATGTTTTTCCTCTAACATCAATAAATCTAATATCAACTCTTGGTATAAAATTGGCACCCATAACTTTTATTGATATATTATCAATTCCAAAAGTTTGTGCTGTTGGATCAATACCTTTACCTTCTTTAACTTCCGGAAAATATGTATTAATACGACCATAAGTGGCTTCTGGCCCTCCAATATTAGTCAATGTCGTTGTTCGTTGATTATTACTAATAAATGATTCTGTCCATCTTGTGTCATAATCGCTACCGTCAGCATTTTTCATAAAATTAATGGTGCCACTAGCTATTGATCTAATAGTACTTTTAAGATCATTTGCTATAAGTGTTGTTCGGGGAATTAAATCCGCTTCTAAATTAACATACATGACAAGATTCTCTAGCTCAACCATTCGTGGTTTAAGCACACCATTATCTATAACAGTATTTGGATCAATATAAATAAGATTATTATGATCAACTTTAATTAATAACTCGTTTGTTGATTTTATATCACTATTCCCCATAATATAATTTATACAATTCTATACTTTTTTTATAATCTTGTAAAGATGAAATAAGAGGAAACGGTATTCTAAGTAAATAATGGTCTGGCATCATAAATTCGATACCACCAATCGCTGGATTCGCTTGTAATATTAACCAGCCAAACAATGGTGAATTATAATATTCTTGTGATAACTTATCCAATCTATCTTTATTACGTCTAAATTGAATATACTTATCAGTAGATTTAATTGGAATTTCAATACCAGGAACAATCCTAAACGTTCCTTCACTTTCAAAAAATTGATATCTGTCAAAATATTGATTATTCATTACCTAGCAAAATTTAATGTCATTATTGGATTATACATACTTGTTCTTTTTGTCTTTATTAAATCTTGAATTTCATCAGAATCTGTAATAGTATATTCATTTACTTGAAATTGAATACTATTATTATTTGATTTTGATGGATAGTGGTTTATACTAAAATTTTTATTTGACGGTGATGACGCTAAAAACGCATCTAATCGTTTGTCCATATTTTTTATCACTTTATCACTAAAAATATCTTTTTTTGAATTTCTAAACAAATTCAATATTTTTTCTTTATCAGTTCTTAAAAGAACAGATAAAAACTGTGATAAATCATCAGTTGACATTGTAGACGAAAAGAAATTATATGTATTATCTAAATCATTATAAAATTTTGGCTGATTTGTTTTAATAAAAGATATTAAATCTCCATATACAAATAATTTATCTTTAGAATAACCAGATAAATTACATCCAATATACTCTTGAGTTTTTGATATTATTTTTCCATCATGACCATATTGCATTACATAATTTAATTTATCAAAATCCTCAATGACTTTATTTCTTTTCTGTTCAATATTATTCATATATGCTGTCTCAGTTGTAATATTATTAATTTTTTCTTCAATCATTTTTTTAATATTAGGTTTCAAAATCTCCTCACAATTAACCGCAACATTTGTCGGCATATCTTTATTTAATTTCATTAAAGTTGTAATATTTTCAGACATTATTTTATTCGAAATTACATCTTTAAATTGTTGTGATATTGGGCCAATTTCAATATTTTTCTCGTAATTACCTAATAATTCTATAGTATCTATTCCTGATGGCGTTTGAACTATGTATTCATTTATTGATCTATAATCAGGATGTAAAATTATACTTGACAATTTATGACCATATAACATTATAGTTGAATTATATGCAGATATTAAACTTTCAAAATAATTTGCAGTATCAGAATAAAGTTTATCTATTATTGGATGATATTGAATCATATATGTATCTCCAGTCATTTCAAGTTGTCCGCCATATATTTCTTCTTCATATTTATTATCAGCTGTTACACTATCAGAATAATTCGGCTTAACCGAATTTTTTGTTCTATTACTTAAGTTTTCTAAAAATTCTTTTGAAAATGTTTTTTCATAAAATTTACTTCTATCTTCTGTTGATGTTGATCTTGGATCATATACTTCAGTATTTGCATAAAAATTAGATGAAAGAGCATTTTGTAATCTTTCAACAGGTCTTTCTAACCCTTGACCGCCGATAAAAGTAATATCCAACTGTACGTCAGCAATCATAGGTTGAACTCCAATTCCTTCAGGATTCAAATCCCAGATACTATTATCATATGTTATATTAACATTTCTAATAATAACTTTCGAATGATAAAAATCGCCTATTCTTAATACACATATTGGCGGTGGCCCAAATGTTGTATTCCTAGCATTCATATCACTTCTATCAGATGATCCTTTAATTGGTAATGTATCACCCGGTCTAACACATTGATTCAAAAATGTTAGTCTCGCATTTAATCCTTCAGGTGTCATTGAATGAAATGATGGATGAAAATATTTTAATTTTTCTTTTAAAGATGAAAATTGTAATGGTGAATCTTCTTCAAGTTGTCTAAAATAATAACATTCTGTTAATGTTTTCATTATAATTTCTTTCATCTTATCAATTGATGGAGTAATTTTATTTACTGTTGGTGAATCATCGTTAATTTCAACTAAATTTCGTACATTTGGTGACGATTCTTCATCTTTCACTACATCTTCCGTATCTGTTTCAGCATCGGTTAATTCATATTTTACACCTATTTGTGTTTTTCTACAATAAAATGTTGTAGGTGCTACACCATTAAAAATATTTACTATTCTTCCATTCCTAGATAATCTCGTTTGATACGCTACCTTATCTGAGCACGACATATTTGTTATATCAATACTTTTCTTAGGCTCAAAAGTCTCACCAACATTTTTCACAGATATGGATAAATTTCCATCTTGCGGATATCCTAAATTTCTCAATGGAATTATGATAGGTGGTTCATCTGCACTCTCATCTGAATTTGTAATAGGTACTTTCCATTTAAGAAATGTATTAACAACATCATTATATTGACTAAGATCTCCACTAAAATAATTAGGAATAATTGCTTCAGGATCTTGATTATAATTTTTACATAATCTAAAAATTAAATCAATTAAAACACTGTAGGTTCTACGATAAGATAATTTTAAATTATTATTAGCCGAATCTGGCGAGCTCGTACTTGATCCCATACGAATAATAATATTTTTTACTTTTCCCTTATCTAAATTATCTTTTAATTTTGAAATACCCTTTAAATATTTTTGATATTCAGATTCTAATGCGTCAAAACCATTTCTAAGCTGCGTCGACGTTGATATTTTAAGTATATCAAAATCATCATTACTTGGTTTTTTAATTGAATTAACACCACTTAAAAGCAGATAATCATTTATATGTGAATCGTCCCATGTTGTTGAATTTTTTAATAATGTCTCTATTCCATAAGATAATTCATTTATTTGTTCTTCTTTAGAATTAATATGTGTTTCATATTGTTTACCATATGGTTGATTAGTAATTAATGGATTACCAAATTCAATTTCAGGTGTGTCATTTTTAAAATATAAATTAGCCATAAATGCCGGATCTTCTACCTTATTTTTTGGCTTTGGTGTACTTTTAACTGATTCCACTAAATATAATTTATTCTGAGCTATAGGTTGAGGTTCTCCATTACCATTTAAATAAGCCATAACAGCCTTAACCTCATCGGGTGATAACGTTACATATTTTCTTACCAAACTATAAAAGTCAATATCTTCACAACCAGCAAAAAATGCATTAATGTAATTATCGGCTTCTTGATCAGATATACCTTCAAAATGTTTTCGAACAAGAAGATTTAAAATACTTGGATGATCAACAATAACTTTAAATGATACTTGTCCTGTCCTAGTAGTGTTAGTATATGTAAATACGGGCTCAGGTCTACCTAAAAAATCATTGTCTTTCCATGAAGCATTATTTTGTTCAGATATTTTTAAATCATATGGAGGAAACCACATTATTCTACCACCGTTTGGTCCTCTTTCACAAACAGGTAAATCCGTATATGTAAAACCAGGTATATTAGATGTTTTCCACGCTAAATTTTCAATTGAAAACATATATTTTTTAGCAAACCATCCTTGACCGCTTGAAGACATATTTGATGAGCTTGTTCCAAATTCTCCCCTTGCATTTGAATTTGGATATATGTTTAAATTCCATGGTTTTGTTAAAACACTACTTTCAAATTTACGATAATTACCTGATTTTTTCATAGTATCAGAATAATTTATATAAGATCTATCTTTTGTCCATACTCTACAATATTCTATACCATTTTCTTGTTTAGTATATTTATCAAAATATTTAATAGATGAACCTCTAGATAATATAACATCACCTTCTCGAAAAATTCTACTAGTCTGATCTATAACATTAGCAACATGTGAACGAGCAGCACCGCCATCATCTGGCATTGATTCAAGAATTTCCTGAGTTTTTCCTAAAATTGATTTATCTTCAAAATTATAATTTGTTGATACTGATTCTATATATTGTCCTTGACTTTGTGTTCGTTTATAACTTGTAGTATATCTTCCTTTATCTGATTCCAATCCAACCAATGTTTGTGATCCCGGTAATGGATTTTTAGACTTTGTGCTTATCCATGTTAATTTACCAGCAACTCCACCACCATCAATTATATTTTTTTGTCTTTGAAATAAAGTTGCTTGTATTGGATCAAACATTTGAACTAAATAATAATTGCTTCGTACTGGCCTGTCATTAAAATCATTCATTGCATAATAAACATCCTCGCCTCTATCATCACCAATATAAGCAACACTATTTGGAGCTTCAATACCTAATATATTCTTAACACTCTGTGCTGTTTGATCAATAAAATTAAATATTTTTGATGTATTTTGTGATCTTGCTGTTGTTGTATAATTCGGAGCATATTTTGAATATGACAAGTTGTCAAACAAAAATGATCTTTGTCTTTGTCCCATATATTCAATAAACAAATCAGATGGTTTTTGCGTTCTTGATCGTCTTCTAATTCCTATTAATGAGCCTAATGCACCAGTAGTATCCTGAACAGTCTTTTTAAATTCACTTATAGTTTTTTCTTCAGATTGTTTAGTAATTATAGGATTACGTGGGTTTGATAAATAATCGCCCGGTATTTCTACCCATGGAAATTCTACTCCGGTAATTGTTTGTAAAAAATCAATGCCTTTACCGGGTAATGTAGATGCAACAGTAATTTTGGTATTAGTTTCTATTAATGGTTCTCTACCTGTTAATATATTAATTGCCGTTGTTGTATTTCCACCCAATGCATCTACTAATCTCAATCTACCTACAGTAGACGAAATTAAATTTTGTGTTACTCTAGCAAAAAAAGGTCCCTGTGGATTAGTATTTATATTCCACGCAGCAAACTTCATTAATTCAGATTCGTCATCATATTCTTTAGAACTCATTATACCAATTAAATTATGAATTCTACCCACAAAATACGGATAAAGATTTAAATTTGCTCTTCTTGTGAATACATTTAAATTTTCATTTATAAAATACTCTGTTGGTTTAAAAGTATTTACATTTTGTGATTGTGTTAATTCAAATTCTCTGGTGTCTTCAACAGTTCCAGGATCTATATTTGGAAATACATTTAAATTATGAACACTATAATTAGACGCATTAAATGTTTGAGGTCCATTTGGAACTGTTAAAGTTTTTGATATAACAAAATCTCTAAAACGTTTACTTGCATTAAAATCTACATAACTTGGCATTATATTGTTTTAATAATAAATACAAGCCACTTAAAAATCTATATTAATTTGAATTTGGATTTAAAAAACTATTTGCCCATTCCTCAGCAAATCTTTTATCTGCCATGAATATTTGTGCAATTTTATCTGTAGTAGAATCCATAGGATTTATGTTAACATTATGTGTAACAATTATCCTTTGTTCTGGTAATGTTTGTGGTGAATTTAAAGATTCATTTCTTCTTGCTGCAACTTCTAAATTTCTTGCTTCTGTTTCTATATTTGCAGCTTGTTTTGTTTTATTAGAATTTATAATATCGTTTGTTAAATCTCGAATATTATTAACAAAAGAACCACCAAAACTATTTTTAATATTTATAAGCCCATCCCAATCTCTTATAGCATTTTGCATAAATTTATCCATTTTATCAATACCAGCAGAGCCTAAATCAGCAATAGCATCAGATAGATTACCTATAAATTCACTATCTAACCCTAACGCTTTTTCAATTAAATCTGATGCATTTTTTCCTATTGATACCCTTAACGCTCCTCGAATAAATGAAACGTCTCTTTCAACATTTTCAAGTGCCATAACTTGTCGTCTAGCAACATCTTCAGGTCTCATCTCTTCAAGTAATTGCCTCTGTTTAATAAGGGTTTCAATATTTTGTTCACTTAAATCTGATAAAGCAATAGATGTTTCTGTTGGTAACATTTGTAATTGTTGTCTCAAATCTACCGGAATATCAATAATCATTTGGCCACCTTCCATTCGAGCTAGATTGATTATAAATTCTCTATCTTTTTCATTTATATTCAATCCTTTTCCTGCCATATCCATTGCTGCCTGTTGCCTTTCCATAGATGCTATAGCACTTCTAGCTAATTCATTATATTCCATACCTAATATTCTAGCAGCTTCTTTAGCTCTTCTAAGATTAACACCGGTTATTTCAAATCTTCCCTGTTCATTATTAAATGTTGCAAAAGCTTTTGTAGATTCAATTAAGGCATCTTGTAATCCTTCAAGATCGTTAGTTGCCATATACATTAATTTTAATGGATCATTTAATGCTCCAACAGCTCCTCCAATTACTTGTAAATTTGCAACTAATTCTAATGCTTTATCTGGTTCCCATACTTGTTCAGCGAGTTTAAATACTTCAGACATATTAGTTCTAAATTCTATGGACTTTTGGGCCATTCTTTCTAATGATAAAATACCATTTCTAAAACCATACGCATTTATATTTCTTAAATTTTCATCTACTATTTTAAGTGTTTCCCTAGCATTTAATCCTATCGATTGTGATCTAATTTGTGAATTCTGAACATAAGTTGACATATCTCGAAGACCTAGACCTATAAATTCAAAATTTCTACCCATATCGCTAAGTCTTTCCATGCCTCCAATAAATTTACTGGCAAGCGCCATCTCTTTTAATGTATCATCATTAATTAATTTAAATTTTCCTGAGTTTGATACTAAATTACCAACACTTTCAGCTAATTCGTTAAATCCTATACCAAGTTTTATAGCCCATGGCGAAGCATTCATTATTTCTGTTCTAAATGCTTCAGCCAATTCTCCTGTCATTGCTGATTTTACATTTATTTCATTATAAAGTTTATTTATGTTGGTTAAATATAAAATAACTTCATTTTGAACTAGTCCTTTAATTGTATTTAATGTTTGTAATGGTTGTTTAAATACATGAAATAAAGATTCGATTCCTTCTCTAGTTTTTTCAAGAGTACCAAACTCATCTAATTTTGCGGTTCTAAAATCGTATTGAGCTTCCATAACTCGGCCTAAAAATGTTTGACCACCCATCCGACTACCTCTCACAACATCACTATAATATGTTCTTTCTTGTTCCGCGGCCTTTAATAAGTCATAATCTTTACTAGCCTGCGCAAACGCATCATCATAGTCATTTCCGCCAGTATTATTAAATCCCAAATCTGAAAGGCGTTGAAGTATAAAATCTATTTTTTTACCTTCTCTAGATCTTATAATCGCCATTGCCGCTTCACTAAATAATGCCATATTATATAAATAGATATATTATTATTTTTTATTATTTTCTTGTTCCAATATATATGTAATATAATATTTTCTTATATAAATAGGCATAGACAAAATATCGCCATATGAAAATCCGCGATTAATTAAAAACAAAATCTCTTTTAATTGACCTTCTTTATACTCCGTAGAAAGGACGAAAAAATTCAACCCCAAATCCAATTTCAACTTGGATTTCTTCTCCTGATGGGGTCATTATTTTTTGTGTTAAATCAATTCCAGGTTTATTTTCTATAACATATTTTCGAAAATTTTGTGAATCTACGATTGGCATTTCATGTTCCACAAAATTGTATATTTCCATTGGATCTCTATTACCATTAATTGATTTAATTAACATTTCAAGTCTTTTTGTAACAATAGGCGCTGTTCCAATTCCATTCCAACTATCTCTAATTTTAAGAAGTTCCTCTTCTTGTTTTTGAGTTAAAAAATTAAATGTTATATTAATTTGACTTTTCTTTAAAAAATATGGATACTCACCATTATTATCAGCGACTAATTTAAAATCTTTTATTTTAAGACGAGATAAATCAACCACAGCATTAAATTTTTCATTTGTTCTAGGATCAGTTAATGTTAAATTATATTCAGAACCAAAAGCGGTATTCCTTAAAAAAATTAATATCGCTTGTTTATCTTCTTCTAATATATCTTCAACTTTTAAATCTTTATCTAGAATTTTTCTTTTTAAAATTTCTTCAATAATTTTACCATTTGTTGTTATATTTGGCGATGCTAAAATGTTTTCATCAGCTGCCGTTAAATATGCAACTCTAAGAGAACTTTTTTTATTAGGATACATAATGCCTCTAGTGGGTAACTCAACTACATCATATGCAATTGTTGAATTAATTTTAAATTCTTCTAACATGTCTTTTTATTTTAGGATGACAAAATTATTTTAAAATATTTTTTTATAAATCCTTAATATTTAATAAATATTAATATAGCTGAATACAACGATCCATTCGTAATGTTACATCAATTGTCGCTAAATCATCTCTTGAATAATCTAAGTCTCCAAAATTAAGCCCTGTCATAAATGTACCTTGTAAAAGCCATTTTTCAACCACAACGCCAGTCGGATCTAACATTTCAAGTTCAACATCTTTTTTATATCCAGCGGCATATCCCATTCTTCCTGTAACAGATTCGGCATGTAAACGCATCCATTCCATAAGTGCTTGTGATGCTGATGGGCCGATAGGATCTTTAAATTGAACTCTTAATTCTTCCCAAACAAATCGACCAGCAACATATGTTGATGTATTTAAAAATGGAATTTCAGTAGAACCAATTTTAGCAATTGGCCTCGATGCTGAATAAACATACCATTCATTTATACCTAATGTTGATGGAAATCTTAAAAGAAATCTATTTTTTCGTTTTGGCTCGTAAGGTACGGGCATTTTCATTAATAAATCTGCCATGTCATATTTATATTTAATTCATTTATTACTTTCTTATAAATATATCAAAATTAAAAAAATATTTTTTTTTAAATTTTCGTGAAAAATTACCAGTAAATATTGACCCAATAATTAATATTTCAATAAATACTAGTTGTTAAAAAAAAATATTATATTATATTGACTTTTTCATTTTTTTATTATATTTTGGTACACAGTACCGGCCCAGAAATATTGGACCAGAAATATTGGACCAGAAATATTGGACCAGAAATATTGGACCAGAAATATTGGACCAGAAATATTGGACCAGAAATATTGGACCAGAAATATTATAAATAAAGCAAAATACTAGAATAAAAGATACTAGAATAAAAGATAATAGAATAAAAAATACTAGAATAAAAGATACTAGAACAAAAGATAATAGAATAAAAAATACTAGAATAAAAAATACTAGAATAAAAGATACTATAATAAAAGATAATAGAATAAAAAATACTAGAATAAAAGATACTAGAATAAAAAATAGTTATATAGAAAAATGTTTTTCTAATCCATTCTCATCGCTTCACAGACATTTACCATAAGTGGTTTTACTATGTCTCCACGACTGTTATTCAGGGCATTAACTCCCAAAGCGGGTAATCCTATCCTTATGCTCAACGAGTATCTTAGCTATATTTTCGTCTGACAAAAGTTGAATCATCTTCTTTCTTTCGTCATTAAGCCCGCTACCACATTCTTCCACTACTTTTGACACAATCCACCCATTAGCAGAACAAAACTCCTGAACTCTTTTCGACTGTGAGATTAAATTCGACCTATTTTCAGATGACGATACTCTCGCATATACAGCTACAACTTCTTTTTTTTGCGGTGTATCATCTGGAACAATTATAGTACCACTATTGAACATATTCCATGCAGTCCTATATGTAACTCCTAATTATTTTGTGTATTTACTTAATTTCATAATGCAAAGATAGTATATTTTTCTATATAAGCAAATAATTTACTATAAATCTATATTATGTTTTGAATACTGGACAAAAAAAAGGTAGGAATCCCTACCTTTTTTTATTTTCACTAAGTATTAAATATTCTCAAATGATGCGCCAGTTGGTGTAATTATAAATTCGATATCAATAAATTCTAATGATCTTGTTGGTTTAATATAAATTTTACCTCTAAGAGTATTTTGATCTATATCTTCTGGATCATTTGATACAACAAGACGGAAGTCATAAAGTCCTCTTTCTTTTTTAATATTTTCAAGTATTGGATTAACAAGTCTTGTAAATTCTGCTCGTACTTGTTCATCATTCTGTTCAAAAAGCAATCTCACAGCCACTGCGGCAATAAGTTTTCTTGCTCTTAATAATAATCTTCTTACATTGATTCTATCAAGGGCACTTTCTTTTAGTTGGAGTGTTTTATTACCCCAAATAATTGGACCAGTATCAGCAAACGTCGCAATTGGATTAATCCTTTCTCTATATAAATCATCTCTTTCATCAAGTGTAAGTTTCTTATATGCCTTAATTGCATTAACAATACCTCTAGAATATCCAGCTACAGCAAACCAGGGATATGAAACATTATCTGTTAAAGCAATATTTCTTAAAACTTCTCCAGTTGGCGGAATATAAAGTTGTGTTGAATTTTCATTATCTCTAATTTGTATCCAGGGCCAATATGTGGCTGAATAGTTTGAATCAAGATTTACGGTATCGAGAAGTCCAATAATATCATCTACTGTAGTTGCATAACCCGGTGCTGATATTATATACAGTGAATCTGCTCGATCTTTTTCAACCATATCAATAGATTCTTCGGTTAATGATGAATGATCATAAAAATTTATTCCGGGTGTTGCAAAAATATTAATGTCAACAGCTTCAGCATTAGCGAATGTTTGTATACCTGTTAAATATGCGTAATAATCTGAATTACCAACTGTGTCATTAAAACATCCGCCATTACTAAAATTATTATCATCATATGTAATTTTACCAAATTTATATTCATCACCAAATGTTCTAACATTTCGGTAAATATCCCATCCATCAAACCCACCCGCTAGAGCAAGTGTGAATTTACGATAGATTTTATCTTTTAATTTATTGTTATCACCGCCAGTTTGTCCTTCTAAATCATATGGTGTACAATCAAATTCAAATCCAGTAATTGTTGAGCCAGTTATAGTAGATGCTTGAGATGATAGATGAAATCCTGGTGTTGTTGTTAAAGATGCTAGTTGTTCAGGATCTCCTTTATATTTGAATAAACTTAAATCATATCCTGTTTGATTTGATAATCCTAACATAACTTTTCTAAGTTTATCTCCAGAAAAATCAACAGGTGTTCCATCCCAATTATATCTAACTATATCTCCAGCATTATAATATTTTGTCTTATATTTAATTCCGCCTAATACTGCTCCACCATTAAGTGAACCAGCTGTAAATCCTCTAAATCCTGCAGGAATTGCATCAACAGGATGATCATTAGACATTTCAAGCATAATATATTTTGATCTAAGTTTATATTGTCCATCTGTAGTACCAATTCTTAATGCAACGTAGCCAGGTAAATCTGGATTCATTGAACATCTTGAGAATCTTTCAAGTGCAACAATATTATCATCAGTATCATAAAAATCACGTACTAAGATATCAAATTCAGCTGTTTCAAGATCGATATTTACTATACTTATTTTAATTTGTGTGTTCGATGCATCACCATCAGAAATAGATATAACTCTGAATAAGTCAGCAACAATTCCGCCACGTACTTCAGAGACCACATATGGAGATGCTGATGTTTTCCATTCAGTTAAAAAGTCTTTATTAACATTATGTACAACTGGTGTAAGACTTAATCCTCTTATTAATCCACGATCTTTTAATGATCGAACCAAATTTGGATATGATTCAAAGACATAAAGTGGATATTGTTCTTCATTTTTATCAAATACCCCGGTTCCTAATACCTTAGAAATATATTTAGTTGAAGAATCATTTAAAGAACATATAAATGAATGTGTTTGCCCGCTTTCACCATCTGTTGTAACAGTAATTGTAAATTCGCCAAAAGGATTTGTTAAAATTGTTTCACTATTTAATGTTACTCCAGTTTGGGTAGTTATTTGTAAATTTAATTTCGAATGAACGTATGAACCTCGTGATCTAAGAGCAGCAACTGCAATTTTATCATATGTTTTTTCTGCAACATCATATGTAAATCTAGTTACGTTAAATTCTCCTGAAGATTCGGAATATACGAACAAATATGAATAAATTTCATTGTCATTTTCATTATAAAAATTATTATACCAAGCAAAGTTAGTAACATCTCCAATTGGACCGGTAATTTTTAAAGATGCAGTTAATTCTGATGTGGCAGATGATGGAACAAATCCTATGGTAAACCATTCACCATTAGCATATGATTTTTTGATTATATAATTAGTAACTGAAAAACCATCTACTGCAGTTTTACCTGATAATTCAGAATAAAAACTACTTTGTGTCATACCAGTTAATGTGGGTATAAAAAAATTATTATCTTCATTAGGAACTGATGTTGAATCAAAAACAGGTGCACCTAATGTTACAATACCATAAGTTTTATCAGGTCTATATCCTGTTAAACCAAGTATTCTTGTCACAAATAATTGATTAGATTCTTGTAAGTATGATTTGGCAAAATAAGGAAGTTCATATGATGGATTTCCATTACCATCTTTTTTCGGTGATGTTGATCCAAAATATGTACGAAACTCATTAAAATTTGTTATCAGAACAGGTTCAAATGCAGGACCCTTTAATGTTTCACCTACCATACCTAATGTTGTTACGCCAACACTTTGCGCTACGAATGTTAAATCTTTCTCAGATGTGTATACACCCGGAGAAACAAAAACTCTATTTGATGTTGCCATTGATTATTATTTAGTTAATTTTATTTATTATTGTTATTATCAATAAATATCTTTATTTTCATCAAAGATTTCCATTATAAAAAATTAAAAGATAATAATTTATCTTTTTTTATCTATATTTATCTTATGAAATGACGAGGGATTGTAAAAATATTAAAATCAGTCAAAAACATCATGAAATTTTAAAAACCTATTGCGATAAAACCGGAATGAGAATGTATCGCGTAATAGAAAAATGGATTGATGAGATTAATAAAGGGAAAAAAGATGATAATATTAAATCAAAGAAAAAAGATATCTATGGTGAAGATACGTAAATTAAATTAAATAAACAATACCAATATTAGAACCCACTACTGGTTCATATTTATATGTCACATCTTTACCACTCCAAGTAAATCCATTATTTTCTTCTTCCACAAGCCCATTTGTTTCAACATATATAATATCTACAATATCATGTTCTACTGTAAAAGTTAATGATGAGCCATCATAAACAAAATATTCATTTTTAATATGAAGTATTCGTCCATAAGAATCCTGAAAAACGCCACCTTTTCCTGCAAAATATAAAACTGTTATATTACTCCCTGGTGCGGGTGGTGTTACAAACGTAATTCTAGATGTACCATTTATCCAATAATATCCAATATCTTTTTGTTCTACAAGACCATTAATAGCAACGAAAAATAAATAACTAATACTTTCTCCAACATTAAATGTTGTTTGTACGCCATTACCAACAAATGTAGCTGTTGTAATATCAATTGATTTACCAGCTATTTTTTTGGCAACATTTTTTTGTCCCATAAATTCGTGCATTAATATCATTCTAGCTATTGCTGGTTTTACTTCAAATTCTTCAGAATCAATTAAGAATCCTAATAATGTGAAATCATATGTTTGTAAATAAAATCTACGATTTTCTAAATTATCAATAGGTGAATTATCACTAATATTATTTAAAATAATTGGAATATAGTGTCCTTTTACAACAGTATAAGATTGTCTAGAAGCAAATTTTTGTAAAACAATTTTATTAAACTTATTAAGATCTCTAAATTTTTGACAAACAAATATAACTTCATATCCGATATCAATGGGAACTGGTTGTGGTATTTTATATACATCAGCACCATTCATATGACCATCCCAAGTTTTAACAGCAGCATAATGAAAATTTCGCCTATCAGGAATAGTTTTTTGTATCATAGGGTGGGTACCAGGTTGAACATCTGGTTTTCTTACAACACCAATAAAGGGAACTTTCATATTGCCATCTTCATCTGAAAATGTCCATGTATTAGAAATTTCTGACCATCGTTGTATTGTTAATATCTTAGGAATTACTGGAATTTTATTACCATCTGATACTACATTTAAATAAGTATTAACAAATTCTAACATTCCTTTATCCAAATCATCATGTAAAATATCATCTGGTAAATACGTATCAGATTTTATTATTTTATCAAGTAATTCCTGTCGTCTTTCTAATCCTTCTTTAGACGATGGTTCAGTACCAACTTGTCTATAAACATTTATATTATTTTTTTTAGGTAATGACATATTATATTCCTTTAAATTCGTTTTCTTGTACTGGTGAACATATTATTGTTCTATATGATGGTTTGTATCCAAAATGATGATGTTTATTATCGGCATTAACTTTACCATCATTAATAACATTATAATATCTAATTCTTTTTTCACTATCAGCATATCCAATATAATCACCAAATTTTATATCTACTCCCAGATCTTCTAATGTTTTTGTGTAAACAGAAACAATCATATTTCCTGGTTCAAGGTATCTTAATAAGCCAGTTTTATATGATTTATTTTCAGCTAGAACAACATGTACAAGAGCATTAATTTCAATTGGCGGTTTAAATTTAATTTCATCTCTTCCAATTTCACCATATATATCATCAGTATCTGTTATAACCCTATCAACTTGATAAAGAACTATTTTCATATTCAGATCACCATGTAAATATTCCATACCCATTTGTATATGTAAATTATAGTCATCTTCAGAAAAGAATTTTGATAATCTTGTTATAGGAAGTCGATTTTCCGCCATTATAATATTTCATTATTATATAATAAATACTTTATATTTCTTTTCTATTTATGTATATTATAAAATATTAATAAACATGGCAATACTCGAAATTGAAGCAAGAAACATTCTATCAGGATATACCGGTGCCAATAATCAGTTGATAGAATGGAAAATGAAGCTTTTAACAACAAAAAATTTTAAATTAACTCGAACACAATCAGAATACGTTTTAAAATATTATCAGACAATACCAAAAGTTGCTAGAAAATATATAAACATTGTTATTTCATTTGGTGAAAGACTTCAAGAAGAAAAATTATTACCAAAACCAGTTGAAAAAATATGGTGTGAAAAACTTTTATGTGAAACTGATAAAGCATACCATATTTGGGGTAAATTTTTTGATTCCGAGAGGCTTCATGCATTTTGGTTACCTAAAGGGGCAATTTTAAGGCCAGAAAAGAAATTGGATTATATTATTGATTATTCCAAATATAATGTTCGGCCACCATTTCCACATCAAAAAGTTGCTATAGAAAAACTTTTAGCAAATGACAGATTTATTTTAGCTGATGATATGGGATTAATGAAAACAGGTTCATCAATTATTGCATCGTTAGAAAGTGGTGCAAAGAAAATTCTTATTGTGTGCCCCGCATCACTTAAAAGAAATTGGAAAAGAGAAATAGAAATTTATACTAACAAAAGAGTATTAATAGTTGAAGGAAGAAAATGGGGTTCTACATTTGATTATTATATTATTAATTATGATATATTAAAAAATTATCATGTTATTGATAAAAAAAATGAAAGTTTAAATGATAATTTAATTAAAAATGAAAATTTTGACTTAGCAATAATTGATGAGTCTCATTATCTTAGTAATATTTCTGCAAATAGAACAAAACTCATGAATGATATTCTTAAAACCATACCCAAAGTTTGGTTATTAACTGGTACACCAATAACAAATCATCCAATTAATTATTATAATCTATTAAAAATTGTTGATTCACCTGTGGCTCTGAATTGGCAACATTATGTAAAGAGATACTGTAGGGGATATAGAATGAAAATTGGTAATAGAACTATATGGAATACTAGTGGAGCATCTAATCTTGATGAGTTAAGAGAGAGGACAAAAGATATATTATTACGAAGATTAAAAACAGATATACTTGATTTACCAGAAAAAATCGTATCAACAATTCAATTAGAACTTCAAAGCACATATTACAATGAAGAACTAGATGAATTTATGAAAATTACCAAAGAACAGAAAGATCATGAAAGTATTACTATAACTATTAATAGACTTATGAAGGTGAGACAAGTAATCGCATATGAAAAAATACCATATACTTGTGAATTAATAGATAAAGCATTAGAAATGGACAAAAAAGTTATTGTTTTCAGTAATTTTACAATGCCATTAGATACGTTATATGAAAAATATCCAAAAAAATCTGTAATTTTTGATGGTAGAATGAACTCAGAGAAAAAAAATCAAGCTGAAATTAAATTTCAGAACGATCCTAAAATAAAAATAATGTTTGCAAATATTGTAGCCGGCGGATTAGGTTTAAATTTAACCGCTGCCGAAATTGTTATTATGAATGATTTATCTTTTGTACCATCACACCATACCCAAGCTGAAGATCGTGCATATAGACATGGACAGATAAAAAATGTTATTGTTTATTATCCATTATTTGAAAATACAATTGAACAAATAGTTTATAATATTCTTAATAGGAAGAAAAATAATATTGATCAAGTCATGGGTGATGGTGAATATTCTGAAACTTTTGCAAAAGAACTAATTAATCAATTGATTTAAGTTCAGATAAAAATTCAGTTAAAATATTCAATAAATTCGGATCATCATATTCTATTAAAGTACATCTAACAATTTTTTCCCCATCATCATCTTCAAATCCAATGTAATTTGTGGTGACACCTTCTTTAATTAGAAAATGGAATGGAATTCGTTTATTATAACAAATTTTATTAATCTCTATTAATGCGTTTGTTATTTCAATATTCTCTATTTTCATTATTTTTATTTTAAATTTTTTATGAATTCTAAATTTATTATTAATTTGACGACATTCAGGATCATTTGAAATAGGTGAACATCGAAAAAAGTAAATATATTCGCCATCATCAATTGATATATATTTAACGTTATTTCTATAATGTTCGCTATAATACAAATTAAACCAAAAATAATCTCCATCTATTTTTGGTTTGCTCAATTTATGTGATTTATGTTGAACGCCATAAATTTTATCTGATAATACAATAAAATCAATCCCCTTATCCATATCTAAAATATTGCCTCTATATAAATTGAATTGATATCTAGTTGATTTATTTTTTTGATTGGCATGTAAAGTAAATATTGTGGATAACATTGATATTACACCATAATTCCATGTAAACTGAGTTATATAAAACAATTCATTAAAAATGAATGAATTAGGATTAAGAATTTTGTCGCGAGAATTAATAAAATAATTTTCAAATAGTTTTTTAAATTTATTTAGATTGGTTTTATATAAATCAAATGTCAATTTTTCTTGAAATTTATTATTAAAATAATTAATTAATAGGTTAATACATGAATAATTTGTATTTATTGTGTTTAGCCAAGACCAAATCCATTGGTCTAAAATAAGTTGTAAAATGCCAATGTGACCATTTTTTTCATAATAATCAACGCGATATTTAGAGTTGTGACCAAAATTATATGACAAAATAACATTTGTTATTATATCTTTTAATATCTTTTTATTTGTAATGATTTGAACTTCATTTATCGTCATAATAATAAAATATACGATATTTATTAATAAAAATCAAATATGTCTGTAACAGTAATAAGCGGAGAAGAACGAGAAAAACTATTTACACAAGTTTTACATCTATTAGGCTCTCCAGTTCGTGGAATTGAATTAACTGAAGAACAAATGGACTCACTTTTAGAACTTGCAATATCAGAGTATGAACAATATGTTAATGATTGGTTAATTGAATCGCAATGGACATCATTAGCAAATATTAATGTAGAAACACAATCTTTAGCAAGAGCATTTGTAACTAGGAATCTAGATTATATGACACAATATTCACACGCTTATTCAAAAATAGTGGGATTACAAGCTGGAGGTACATCAGAATTAAAAAAGGATATGTTTTATTTAGTTCCGGGGCAACAAATGTATCAAATTCCTGCTGGTAGAGAAATAAATGAATTATTATGGTTTACTAGAGCAGAATTAACCGATTCAATTATAGATCCATTTCTTGGTGGATTTGGTGGGCTTGGTGGAGTTGGATTTGGTGGCGTGGGTGGTTTTGCACAAGTTGGAGTATCAGGATCTTATTTTATGTTGCCGGCATATGATCTTTTATTAAGAATGCAAGATAGAAATCTAAAAAATAGATTAATTGGTGGTGAATTAACTTATAGAATCACACATGGTCCAAATGGAACCAAGTGGATACATTTATATAATACACCTGGCGGCAGATTTGATTTCGGATCAATTAGAATGAACAATTATGCTGTATGGTACTGGTATTATGATACTGAAATTGTAGATTCTTGTTTAGATAAAAGCAAATATAGTGATATAGCTAAATTACCATCAGATATTGATACCGAAAAATTAACGTGGTCGACATTAAATGGACCTGCGCAGAATTGGGTAAGAAAATATTTTATATCATATTGTAAAGAAGCATTAGCAAGAATATGGGGTAAATTTTCGGGTGATTTACAAGTACCTGATAGTCAAATCAAATTAGATTATCAAACTTTATTAACAGAAGCGAAAGATGATAGAATAAAAATGGTTGAAGAATTAATAAATAGATTAGAAAGACTTCGACCGGATAAAATGCTTGAAAGAACCGCAAATGAAGCTAAATTTTTAAATGAAAGTATGAAATACAGACCAATGGTTTATCCAATTCAAGTTATTTAATAATGTCATATTAACATTAAAATTGAAAATTTGAGAAAATTATCACCAAAAGAATTTGATTCTATATTCTAAAAAACGCTTTCAAAATTTTTAATCACAAAAATTTTATTTATATTTTAGTATTGAAAACTAATTACGGTTCATCTGTAAGTATAATATGTCATAAAATGGAAAAAAAACTTATTTCTCAAGAGATTATTGAATCTTTTCTTAATGGTGCAGACTCCGAAGAATTTATCGTTAATATTGAATATGATTATAGAAGAAACATAATCTATAAAATAATACAAGATCCTGTTAAAGGTAAAATTGTAAAACAGGATACTATTATTCCCTTTTTATGGGTAGGAGATCTAACTGAATTAAATTTTTATCAAAAAAATAAAACCCTTCAAAAAGATAAGATATTAGAGCACGGTATTATAATAGAACCACTTAAAACATATGGAAATCAAAGATTAGAAAGAGGTTTAAAATATCTTGTTAAAAGTGTGAAAGGATATACTAATCTGTTAAATTTTTTTAAGCAAGGAGGTATAGATCCATGGAGTGATAAATACAAGGAATATTTTCAAATTTTATCAATTACTGAACAATATCTTATTCAAAAGAAAAAACGTCTGTTTAAAGGTATTGAAGATTATTCAGATATTCATAGATTTATGTTTGATATTGAAACCAGTGGTTTAAATCCTGAAGTTGATAAAATTATTCTTATTGGTGTAAAAGATAATCGTGGATTAAGGAAATTAATTGATGCCATTGGAAAAGATGGCGAAAAAGGTTGTATTCAAGAATTTTTTAATATCATTAAAGAAACCAAACCTACAATTATTGGTGGGCATAATTCAGCATCATTTGACTGGCCATTTATTTTAAAACGTGCCGAGATATTAAAAATGAATATATACGAAATAACTCAAATTATATATCCTGAGCCAATTAAAGTTAAAGAAAGAATATTAAAACTCGCAAATGAAATTGAACCATATAATCAATATGTAATTTGGGGATTTAATATAATTGATACATCACATTCTGTTCGCAGAGCACAAGCAATTAATTCAGATATTAAGTCTTGGGGATTGAAATACATAGTAAAATACCTTGAAAAAGAAAAACCAAATCGAATATATATTGACGGTTCAAAAATTTCAAAAATATATATAGAAAATGAAAGTTATTATGTTAATCCAAAATCTGGCGGATGGCGTAAAATTGGAGATCCGGGGACAGAAAATCTTTTAGAAAGATTTCCCGGAAAATATGAAATTTGGTCGGGTAGAAAACTTGTTGAACAATATCTTGATGATGACCTTTACGAAACCATGATAGTAGATGATTCATTTTGTCAATCAACATTTTTACTATCAAAATTAGTTCCAACAGCATATGAAAGAATAACCACAATGGGAACGGCAACATTATGGAAATTAATAATGTTAGCTTGGTCATATGAATATAATCTAGCAATACCTGAGAAAGATGAAAGAAGACCAATTACAGGCGGATTATCTAGATTATTAAAAGTAGGTTACTCTAAAAATATTGTAAAATTTGACTATACTTCTCTTTATCCATCAATACAATTGGCACATAATGTTTTTCCTGATTGTGATGTTATGGGAGCACAGAAAGCAATGTTAAAATATTTTCGTAATCTTCGTATAAATTATAAAAGACTTAAAGAAGAAAATGAAAAAATAAATCCTGAATTATCTGAATATTATGATAGAAAACAACTTCCACTTAAAATTTTTATTAATGCATATTTTGGATCTTGTTCCGCCCCAAAAGTTTTTCATTGGGGAGATATGAATATTGGTGAAACTATTACATGTACTGGCCGACAATATCTTCGTATGACAATTATGTGGTTCATGAAAAAAGGATATGAACCAATTACAATGGATACTGATGGTATTTGTTTTGCGATTCCCAATGATGTTAATGAACATCAATATATTGGAAAAGGTAGTAATGAATTAGTTATTAAAGATAAAAAATATAATGGTGTTGAAGCTGATTGCGCAGAGTTTAATGATATATTTTTGAGAAATGAAATGGGACTAGATATTGATTATATTGCGCAATCAATGGTTAATATTTCAAGAAAAAATTATATATTAAAAATAACTAAAAAGGGAAAAGAAAAAATAAAATTAACTGGCAACACTATTAAATCCAAAAAATTACCACAATATATTGTAGAATTTATGAATGATGGCTTTAATTTTTTATTAAATGGCGATGGTCAATCATTTATAAATTTATATTATTCATATATTGAAAAATTATATAATCATAAAATTCCTTTAGTAAAAATAGCAAATAAAGCTCGTGTAAAACAAACAATTGAAGATTATAAAAAATATATTAAAAAAGTTACTAAATCAGGTTCACTTATGCCTAGACAAACTCATATGGAACTCATATGGAGAGATCAATATCCAGCAACATTAGGAGAAACAATATATTATGTAAATAATGGCAATAAAAAATCATGTGGTGATGTAGAAAAAAACCGTAAAACTGGTGAAATTGATATTAATTGTTATATGATTAATGAATTTGATATTTTAAATAATCCTGATATGACTGGTGAATATAATGTTGAAAAATACATTGGAAATTTTAATAAACGTATTGAACCATTACTTGTTGTATTTAATCCAGAAATAAGAAATGATATTTTAGTTACAAATCCTGAAAATAGACAATATTTAACATCATTACAATGTGAACTTGATCGCGGACATCCATTAAAATCTGATGGTCAAGATAAATTAGATGAAATTTTAACTCTTTCTGATATGGAAGTATTGTTTTGGAATCGAATAAATATAGATCCATATTACATGTATGTGGAAGATACTCTTTCGCTTGTTGACCAAGATTGGGTTAATCACAATCGAAAAGTCATGAAAAAAGAAGATAAAGGTATTATCAATAATAAAGAAGATGAAATAATTGATAATGATGGTAGAGATTTAGCATATATCACGATACTGAAATTTAAATAATATGTATATATAGTTTTTCTCTTATTGGAACAATTAATTTACTTGTATTATTTCCAGACCCATCTTTAAATTGAATTATAAATTTACCTTCAAATTTTCCAGATTGCGATGTTTGTTCTTCGGTAAATCTATATGTAATATAGTACTCATCGGTTGTCTGATTGTATTTTTTCATTCTTAATGTTAATGAGCATTTTCCACCAAGAATTATGGGAGATCCGGTTTTAATATCAGTCATTTCAAATGTAATATTTGAATTTTCCAATAAAGTATTATATGTGGATTTATCATTTTTTCCATCATCAATTAATCTCATTTTTAATATCGGGTCAGTTGCCCCTTGTCTAATATAAAAGTCCATATCTTATAAGTTTTATATCATCATTATTATTTATGTTATGGTATAAATTGATGCATTATTCCAATCATTATCATATGCACAATATCCACATGATCCTGTTGACCATGTTGCATTATCACGTATTTCTAAAATAAAAGATTTATCTCGATATTGTGTTTCTATTAGATTGCTAGAAACCCATTCTTGATTTCCAATACATATTGTTTTGTACTTCATGCCATTATTACCAATATAAATTCCTGTTTGTCCATTTAATAATGTTGTTGTATCTTTAATTAATCTTATTGATAATCCAAAATTAATTCTTTTAGTAGTTAATGAAAAAATTTCATCCAAGTTATTTAAAACCACAACGTAATAAGTATTGTTTATACGAGATATAGAACATGTCCAAAAATATCCAAAATTACGAAAATCTAAAAAGTCACCATCTGTATTCCTTAATCCACCACCTCTCCCATTAAATTTACTTAAATTTGTTGCATCTCTATTTGGCGCATTCCAATAAAATAAACCTATTTCTTTTGCCGATCCGCCAGAATTCCCATACATTGAAATAAGATTATTAAATAAGATATTAAAATCATCAATTGTTGGTACATGGAATCCCGGTGCTGCGATATTTCTATGATTATCTATAACACAACCATTATATAGTAAACCATATACTACTGGGGGATCTAATCTAAGATTTGGGGTGCATATTTTTTCACATTCTGAAATATCATAATGTTTTTTTGTTCGTGTTAAATACCGATTATGAAGGTATACATAATCCATTACATCTTCAAAATATGCTGCATATTTAATGATATAACAAAATATTCCTGCGTGTTGTCCATTTGAACCATTTACGCCGCCGCCAATAACATGAGTAAATGGTTGATATCCTCTATTCGATAAAATAACATCTTCCCAGTTTTTTATTTTATAGACTAATCTAGCATTATGATATATTTTTAATGTACCTAATCTTTTATATCGATTATTATTCCATTTGCTATTTAATTTTTCTGTCGTACCCGATATAATTAAATCACCCCATCCACCTTCATTAGATAAATCACATTCATCATTATTATCATATATATTATTTTTTTCAAATGTAATTGTTATATTAAAGTCATTTATTGTACCATTAGTACATAAGGCATTTTCCGTTTTACCAGAATCAACATAATACATAGCTGTATAGCCAGAAACCGAATTACAATATCCTGAATATCTATATGCTACCCATTGAATTTTTCCGTCTGTTGTAAATCGAAAAGACAATCCATTATCTGCAAAATTTTCTACATCATATTCATCTCTTACGCCTTTAAACCAAAATACGCTTTCAGACCAATTTTCGTCTCCGTTTTTATTAAAAATAAAATCAAGAGTCCATCCTTTTAATACATTTCTAGCAAGAAAATCATCACAGTTATCAGAACCACCGCCTTCATTAGTGATAAGAACTATTGGTACTTTGTTACAAATTTTTTGCACCGGACAACAAATTTCTGTTAAATTACTTAATTGTTCAGCACAACGAATAATATTACTTGTAAATCCATCAATTACTTCTTGTTCTGTTAATGGACTAAGTAAAGGATCAATAAATGGTATTATATCTTCATGATATTCAACAATTTGAAAATAATGCGTTTCACCAGTAATTCCCGTATAAATAAAAATATCATTATTTAAAATAACATTCGAATACATATGGTCTGATGTATCAAAATGTGAACAAAAATTGCTATAAATTAGGTGTAAAGTTAAACCAGAATATATATATTCAGTATCATTAATAATATTATTATACTCAATTAAATGAATGATATTATAATTACAAATATTATCAGTTATTCCTGTTAATTCATATATTGGTTCTGCGGTAAATGTTGACATAATTATAAATAGTTTTATTATTATTTACCATTAGTATATTGTGGTACATAATCAATAGTATTATCACCTAAAGTATAATCATAATATTCAGAATAATCTAATATAATATCAATTTTACCTAAGATATTATCTACTAGTTCATAATCATAATATTCTGAGAAATCTAAGGTAATATCTAACTTTATTGTACCGTGTTTTAAAATATCCTGTGTATTCATATTTAATAAATATCTTATAATATCTTTCACATAATTGGATATTTATATAAAAACTATTATAATGGATAATTTCGTTAAACAAGTTATTGAAGAAAAATTTGCATCTAAAAAACAACAAAGATATTTTTATGCAAAAGCAAATGATAAGTCTTTACCTAAAAAAGAAAGAAAAAAATGGAAAAAATGGTCAGAAGAATTTTCTGATAAAACAGATTTTACTAAATTGCCCGAAAAGGCTGAAGAACAATTAAATCCAGAAAATGAAATTGAAGAAATTGTTGACTTTAATGGAAATATAAAATATGGCAACAAACCCGGTAATCTCAATGGATTTATCAGATCTAAAAAAACATCTGACGAAGTTGTATCTGCAACAATGGGGCAAATGGGAACTTTTGGTATTTTAGGCGGTCCCACAAATGCCAGTAAAACATTAAAATATTGGGCAGAATCTGATATGAGTAAAGCACTTGGTGCTGATGAAACAATTGCAGATCCAGATACGAATTATAATGACGCTGTGGACACTTTTCAAGACAAATTAGATGTTCCTGAAGATGAGGCAAAAGAAAGAGCAAAACAAATGGGATATGATCCTCAATTACCTGATGGAAAAATAAGATTAATTGAAAATCCATTAAATTATATTAATGAATATTTAACCAAAAAAACAAAAAGAAGTGAACTTGTAAAAAAAAGTAATAATAATATTGATAAAAAAACTATTAATCCAATAATTAGAAGACAGTTGAAATCAATAAAGCAAACATTAAAAAATAATAATTTAAGTCTTCAAGACATAACTGAATATTTAGAAGACGATGAATAGTGAATTAAAAGATAGAGTTTTTAATATTCGGCCCGATATTTTGGACTTTTTAAAAAAACAAAAAGAAATTCCTGGATTAAAAAGAAATAAAAATCTTCTTGAAAAAGGACAAGTAACGTATGGCCAATTAAAAAGAATATTACATGATTTAAAAAAAATAAATAAATTTAAAGATCTAGATAAATATAATTATTATGGTGGTGATTTAATGAAAAATTGGGGAATAATGATATTAACCAACGAACGAAATTTAATTCGAGATAGAAAAGAATCAGAAAAAATTGCAAATGATATTGCAGGACTAAATGGTATTAGAAAAAATTCTTTTATTAGGCGACACTCAAAAAATACTTTATCACCGAGAATTTCAGTAAATAATATCGTTAAACCAAAATCTAATTCGGAAAAATTTACTAATTCTTCAATGTTTTCAGCTAAATCAATGAAATTATTTGAACAAATAAATAGAATTAAAAAATTAATGCTATAATGCCAACAATTTTAGAAACAATAGCAAATCAACAAAGAACTGAGCATTTATCTCGTAATTATTATGATTATGATAATGAATATTCATCAAGTCATAAAAATGCACTTTCAACCGGCGATGAAAAAGGTAAGGGTCAAGTTGGTGATACCGGTCCAGTTGGTGGTTTAACAGATATTAATACAAGAACTGATAACTTAGGAAGAAATTATTATGATCCAAATAATCCATACGGGCCAACACACTCAAATGCACTTTCAACTGGCGATGAAAAAGGTAAGGGTCAAGTTGGTGATACCGGTCCAGTTGGTGGCTTAACTGATATTAATACAAGAAATGATAATATGAGCCGAAACCTTTATAAACTACTTGATCAATATAGTTCAATACACAAAAACGCTATATCAGATGGTGATGAAAAAGGTAAAGGACAACTTGGTGATACCGGTCCAGTTGGTGGGTTAACCGATATTAATACAAGAAATGATAATGTGGCTAGGAACATTTATAGTCCATTTGATCAATATAGTTCAACACACAAAAATGCCATATCAGATGGTGATGAAAAAGGTAAGGGACAAGTTGGTGATACCGGTCCAGTTGGTGGATTAACCGATATTAATACAAGAAGTGATAATCTAGCTAGAAATCTTTATAATTTATCTGATCA